CCGTATAGTTTGACAGCGGGTTTTGGATTTTGTGTCATGGGGTTTTGGATTTTTATTATGTAAACCAAATTTTCGGGGAACAAAAAAACGCAGGATCAGAAATTAGAATTTTCTAATCTGCTTGTGAAAAGCTTGTGAATCTATTTCACAGGTCGTTTTAAACCTGTTTTTTTAACTCAATGACAACAAAAAATCACTTAGAACCCTATATATTGAATGGCGTGGATTCTAAATTGCTGTTTGCCTGGAATTTCTCCAATCTCTAAGATGCACCATAAAGTATTGTCGTGAAGCTCATGCCTTAATAAAAAATAATCATTACGCTCGAGTTTCCTGACAAACCATTTACAGACGAGATCTATTTCCAATATTTCATCTTTTTTCTGGGCGAGTTTCCATCTCAAAACATCTTCAACCATGCCTCCATCGCGGACAGCAGGGAATGTGATTTCTTCGGGCAGTTCGCCATATTTTGTGATCGAGGTAGAATCAGAGATCTCGATCTGCCCGAAGTAATCTCCAAATTTTTTTCTATCGCCATTATCGCCATAATCGAGATCGAAAAGAGCCCTGAGAAGATTTTTAATTTCTACCGATGGCGTCATTTGGAATAGGGGCTCGCCCACGAAGATCGTTTTATCAATTTCCATCACCGGTGTTGGTTCAGAAGGCGCTGACCAGCTCATTTCCATCAATTCCCATTCTATGATGCCAACTTGATGATAAGTTTCGGGCGTCCAAACGCTTGAAATATATAATCGATGGTATCTATATGAATTAGAATTATAAAAGGCATAAGAATGGAGATCTCCATCATCGGGATGTTGGCCGATATAAAGCTCCTTCCAATTGATGTTATCATTTGATCCTTGGAGTAGAAAATCTTTAATCCTATAATGACCCGTTGGCGAATATGCTTGCGCCTTAATCGTAAGTTTTCTTATTGTTTTGGTTATTCCCGCTCCAGCATCCCATTTTACCCAGGCGGGCAAACTATCAGGAGCGGAATTCCAGACAGTGCCAAGATTATCATCACAGGAATTATGATCATAATTGGTTCCATATTCGCTACTTGCTGTAATTCCAATTCCATTGACAGGCAAAACATCATTTCCATAGACTCCATTTGGGCCTGGATGGAAACTGAGCTCAAATTTTCCGCCGTCTTCTCTCATTTGTGAACGCGTTTGCTCATCGATGCGTTTGAAAATCTCAGATAAAGTTAAACCCACTTTGGGCAAATTCATCGCTAATTTGTAAGGAGCGGATCTATTATTGTAGATCGTTCTCATATCTCCGAATGATGAACCGATATCCGAGGCCGATCTTCCTAATAAGGCAATTAAAATATATTTTCTCACATCCGCAGGGTTTTCGATCAAAGCATTGGCGACTCCGGTATAAGTTCCGGAAGCATCATCTTTGTGGCCTTCAATATCGCAAGTTACAAGCGGTGCTAAAGTCTGCCAGGCCGCGCTCTCGCCGCTGGAAGGAAGATCTTTAAATTCGAGTTCAAGCCACATTTCGAAATCATCTACTATAAGTTGACATGGAAAGGTAGGAGATCCTTGATCGGTATGCGCCCGGCAGGTCACAGTGGCTGGCACGGATGTTCCACTAAGTTTGATCCTAATATTTGTGCCAAGAATTCCATTTGGGCCAATCGTAATTATTTCTGGCACTGTTAATTTCCAGGATTCATTGCAGAGAGCTCCGAGAGTCCAACCATTTTTCATACATACATAGACGGCATCAGGCGTTACACCTTCATAAACGGGAAATGTGACGGTAAAATCAGCGTTTTTTTCTGCATCCGTTGTCCCTGTAAGACCTATATGACATTTAGTGGTATCATCGAGATCATAAAGATTTCCGGCAACCCCGCTTGCAGCCATCCCAGAATCGTAGATAAAGCTTCCACCTGTGGGATGAAATTCCTTAACTGTTTTCGCTCCATGAGTATGCGAGCCCTGATTTTTTAAAAGGGCGCGCGAAGCAAAGGCGATAGTTGTCTTTCCTCCATCATCGAGATTTATTGTCCGATCCGCATCGGCGACTTTTACTCCTGCCACGTAGACATTTGAGATTGCTTTCGATTTAGCTCCCTGCGCCAAATATTTATAGGTTGATCGCACCTCCCAGAGAGGCTCGCCCCGCTTCCAGTCATGGGTTGGGACTTTCCAGATGCAGCCTGTCAATTTCTTATTGGCTGAATCTTTTCCGGTATAATCAATATAATTAAAACCTATTTGAATTCGACCTGAAAAGGGAAACGGAATTGGATAATCTGGATCGCTTAAATAGACTTCAGTTGCGCCGGCTGCCAAATCGGCGGCCAGCGTTGTGATCGCTCCAATATCGATGCATTGGCATGGAATATTTTTAAGGTTTCCAATGACCTGATTCTCATATTGCCCAATGGCCTGGGGCGCGGCGCTCGGCCAATTAGCGCGATTAATCTGTGTGAAGAGTTTTTTGGAATCGAGTGTATAAAGGATGGAGAAAAGCTCATAAGAGAAAGCTATTTCCTTTTCTTCGATCAATTGACCAAAGGCAGCTCTCATTAATTTTGTCGAGACATCGCTACCGTAAGTTTCACCGGTTTTGTGATAAAGGACATAGAGCTCCATCTCGCGTCGGGTAATGGGATTAGCATCAAAAAATTGGGAAAGATAATCGTATGTTCTGAAACGTTGGTTTATGAATTTGAGTTGGCCATTAAAGTTGAGATATCCGCCAAAACGCTCGATCTGGGAGGCAAGATCCGGCAGATTATAGAGATAAGCTTCATAATCATGGCCGTTATATTTTAAGTTACGATCGCTGAAATAGAGAGTTTCTCCGGTCAAAAAGATATGAACAAAATAGATCGGATAGACATTTGGGCTGTCGATTTTCTGCGCTTGATTGGAATTTAGAGTTTTGGCCATATAAACCCAACAAATCCAAATAACACTATGTGGTCACGCCCAGGACTTCTCTTAACTCCAAATGACAAGAATAATATGGGTCGGGATCTTCCCCATCGTATTTGAATTCTAAATCGTTTAGCATTTTCATATAAATCAGGGTTCCGCCATGATCCTTGACCCAGAAGGGTTTGATTCCCTCGCAGAGCGCATCCCATGTTTCAAAATCGATTTTCTGCTCTTGTCTTATTTCCCTTAAATCAAATATTCTGACTCTTTTCCTCTCGCTTCGCTTAACTTCTGTATCGACTCCGGATTCGAGCTCTTCGGTGAAAATGTTTCGCCGCCATTTCTCGTCTGCGCCAATGATGGGATTGATTTGAAAGGCATAGCCTTTACCGAGCCAAAGCTCCGAAAGCTCGGGCGGACTTGCAGGATTATCGATCCCGAATCTCCAATATCTTTTTTCGGTGAGAGGGAAATCATCAGCGAATCTGCCCGAGGGCATAGTCCATGCCCGAAATTGTTCATAGTTAATGCCATCTTCCGAATAATAGAGCCTCACGACCTTTCCTGAGAAGTTATGACCAGATGGAATGATGATTTTATTGATCTGATTTTGATAAAGATGAGATCCCTGATCGATATCGATTAAAAACTGCGAGGGAGTGGAATTGCCTTTAAAGAGCAAACCAATGTTCCGATCATAGAGACGATATTTTGGATAAGATGTATTTTCGGAGGTGACGGTTATGGTCGCTTCTTCCAGAATATTCTTATAATAGATCCTGATTTGTTGGCTAAAAATCTCAGAGGTTTGGAGCGATTCGAGCCCCCCAAGGGGATAACTTGCATAAGGGAAAGAACCATATGGCATATATTATTAGCCTCTTTTTTAGATTTCCTTTTCAATAAATTCCCATATTATCTCTTTATAATCCCACTCAAAAACTTCGATATCTCCCCCGCAATCTTCTTCATCAAAGTTCTTACAACCTTCACAAAAATTCATTTTAATTCACACTTCTTCCAATTTCATACCAATTCGTTCCATCACAAATGAGACTAATTGTATCGTCAGCCGAAGTGACAAAATTCCCTGCAAGTTTTAAATTTAATCCATCAGTAAAAGTTAAAATATCAGCAAATTTTAATGTAATTATTTTGCCTGCCCAAAGCGGTGTCACCGAAGTTATGGCGGTTGTACCAGTGATATTAAAAATATCTCCGTTACTTGGAAGTGTTATGGTTGCGGCGGAAGCAACATCCCTCAATGTTGAGCCGCTTACTGGATTGCCAGAAAAATTGGTATAATCATTTTTCCCTATAATGACATTTGGATTTGCTACCGCAAAAACAATTGGAGCATTTGAGATTGTATTGAATCTAACTCCATCTATAATAATAGTTGGAGTCGCATTGTTAATATAAATTCCGCTTGAAGCACCATTAATATAACCCCCGAGAATGATTGAATTTCCAGTATTGCCAATTGCCACTCCAAAATTTGTACTTGCCCAAGATTGACATCCAATAAGTTGAACATGATTTCCTGTATGATTAAAATAGTAACCAGCAAAATCTTCTCCCCCAGCCTGACAACCAATCAAAGAAATCAAAGTGGATGATCCACTAATTTGGAATCCTACTGAGTTAGTATGCCCAGCAACTTGGTCCGCCCCGCATGAAATCAAGGAACAAGCAGTAACATTTATAAGATCAAATCCTACATAATATCCAAAGGCAAAACAATGATTCAGTTTTGTCCAATCTCCAGTAGTGGTTGTATTAATCTTAAATCCTGTTCCGCTTCGTTTATGGTTTGGTGTTGTACCGAAATAAGTGACAAAGGGCCATAAATGAACATCTGTGATACGAGAAACATCGTTACTATTAATAATCTCAATTCCATTTAGACCATCGCCATAGACAGTATGGATAGAGACTCCATTTGCAGAACTTCCATAGATTAATTTATTAAAACCCAAAATCATGCAATTTCTAACAAAACTGGTATCCCGTCCAAGGGTAATGGCTGTGCCAGCAAATGCGGTAGCATCATTTGCGGGAAAGGTCATATCTTTACGATAAATAAGACATCCCTCTATGCCAGCAGCAGATTCCAATGTAATGGTTACTAAAGAATTAATTATTATTGCTGATTTGCTGCCCAATAAAGCCTCAGTTCCAGCAGCATTTGTTGGATAACCCACAAAATTATATGGCCCTTGTAAAGTAACGTTTTTAGGAATCGTTAAAGCAGTATCAATCAAAACTTTTCCATAAGGCACTATTATCTTTCCGCCCATAATCCCAAGAGACGCCGCAGCTTTCGTAAATGAGGGTTGCATATCTGTTATTCCAGGATTAGCATTCTCCCCCCACCATTCAGGATGAACTTCTTTAATTGAACCAGCCCCAAAAGTCACATCTCCAGCCGAAAATCCAGAGAAAACCTGATAGAGGCCAGCCTCAAACTGGCCATTGATGGTAAGAGTAAAAGTGGAGGCTTTGACAACGGAACCGCCCTTTAGAGGGATTAATTTGAGAGTAGATGGAATTGTTAGACTTGCTGTTAGGATTTGAGCATCGGAAATCAAGAGTGTTGTCTGAGTCGATCCTATAGCAGCCACCGCAGCATTAATTGAAGTATAATCTCTTGAATCAATGGCTAAACCATGAAGACCCGCCAAATCATCAGCCATTTTTTTGGTTAGAGACAAAATCATTTTATAGACTTTACCGCTTATATTATGGGTCTGGGAGGCAATGCCTTCCTGGCCTCTCGTTACGGTAAGGGTATCAACCGTTCGGGCGGTGCATCTTACGATCTCGATATTCGGATCATCAGAGGGATCGGCATAATCGGTCGCATTAAACCAGACAAGATTAAAAGCGCCATCCGTCGATGGATCAGGAAGTTTCGCCCCGTGGCCACTCGATAGGACGATTGTAACCGCCGATTCGTTATATCCTCCGGATACCGTAACCTTTGCAAAGTTTTTTACAGGATCCATTTTCAACACCTCGCAAAGCGCATAGCGCATAGCGCAGAGCGCGAAATAAGATTCTACTCTCCTTCAATTGGACTTTTGAGTCCGGAGCGTCCGTCTCGCCAGCGATCCGCTAATTTATTTTCGATATTCTGGATCAATTCTTCTCCTACGATCTCGACGCCTACCCTGATTTTATAATCCCCATTAATAAGATCGATCAATTTCCCTTTGGTCTCATCGATCTTGCCTATTGCATCGATTAGTTTTGATGAATCGATTTGAAGCTTTTGATCGCTTATTTTCAAAAGTGTCTGCTCAAGCTCTAAGGCTTTGGCCCTTGTCTGATCGAAGGCGGTTAAAATTTCCGAAGGTTTTCCAAATTCGGCGCCTTTGCTCATCGCCTCGATCCGGCGCATGGATTCTTCGCGCATCTGCTCAATGCGGCGCTGTTCTTCGGTCATGGCGGCCTCGCGCCAGCGATAATCGGTCTCATAGGTGGTTCTCGCGTGGATGCCGCTGATCTCCCTGCCTGTAGGAATTGATATCTCTTCCCATTCGCCGCCTGCCGCTGGAAGAATGTCTTTCAGCTTTTCAACATAGATGGCCTTCATTTTCTCAAATTCATCTTGGGTAAACAGGCTGGCCTTCTCAGAGATTCGGCGAAATTCCTCTTCGACTCCTGCGAATTCGAATTTTGCGCCTACAGTCGTCTCGATACCTTGGCCTTTGATTAGCGCAATAATCTCATTTTCTTTTGAAATTCGATTATTATAATAAGCCTGCCAGAGAGTCGCCAAGGATGACATGGCGGCAAATTCTTCTTCTTTTTCTTTTTTAATCTGGTCGATGCGGATTTTATGATATACTGTTCTGATCTGGTTAAGATCTGCGCCGATCTTTTTTGCCTTTTCAAGGGCCATAAATTCCTGCCCGTCGATGACGGCCATCATATTTTTTTTGAGCGTCCATTCCTGAATGGCAAATTGATAATTTAATGCCTGGCGTTCATCCTGTTTGGCTTTCCAATCGGCGAGATCGTCAGCATAAGCTTTGGCTGCCGTAGCAATCTGAGCTTGCTCAGAGGCCTTTCTTGTCGCCTCGATTTGAGCATTCCAATTTTTCCATAATCCCTCTAAGCCGCCGCTTTGAAGATAATCAATGGTTTCAAAGATTGATTTGGCCCCGCCAATAACCCCTTGCGGAGCCCCGGTTTTCATAATCACTCTTCCAATAGATTCTTTGAGCTCGTCATATTGGTTTTTAAGATTGGCTACCTGACCGGCATACGTTTTTAAATCTGTCTGAGCGGCGCCGCCGAATTTTTCATTCAGAATTTTTATGGCATAGGCCGCCTTTTCGGCATTTGTGGCATCTTTGCCAAGTTTTGTTTCGAGATCTCTCAGCTCGGGGATCCACCGGCCTAATATTTCGGCATTTCCGTTCATGGCCATCCCGACATAACGGACCGTTGAACCAAGATCCTGGCCCGATTGTGTCGACATATCCATTGCAAGACGAACGCCCTGCATAGCCTGTGTTACATCGGCCGTATATTGCATCATCTGGCCGAGTCCCTGGCGGGCCATTTCATCGGAAAAGCGGGTCGTCTTCAAGATTGAATCTGCAAAATCATCAACAAAAGGCTTAATTTCTTGAAATTTATATCCGGCTTGCCCAACCTGGAAGGCCATACGGGACTCGATTTGTTCAGCTTCGGAAGCAGCGCTTATAAAAGCGTCAAAGGTTTTTATAACGCCATAAATGGCCGCGCCAGCGGCAGTGATTTGCAGCCAATTTGCTTTTAAACCCGAGACCAGACCTTGAACGCCTGATTTTGCTTGATCAACCGCCTCTTTGGTTTTATTGACAGCCTCAAGCGTGATTTGGACTTTGTTTTCTGGCATAGAAAGTATTCTTAAAATCTCCCCTCACCCCTCTTTGCCCTCCGGGCCAGAGGCCCTATGGGCCGGCGGCCAAAGAGGGGGATTTCGAACCATAAGAATTATTTCTTTAGCAATTCATTCACGATGCCTAAGTCCATCCATTCCTCATAGGATAGATCATCTTTTTCAAAGGGATATCCTGCGAGTGTGAATCTTCTCAAATCGAGAAGATGAAGCGTCCAATCGCTGATCTTTCGGCCTTTCTTTTTTCCGCATCGCGCGCAAAAGTTTTTGAATTCCGATAATTTTCCTTTGTATGATTTCCAGCATTGCTCTTTGCTCCCCTGGTCGCAGACATTCAGGCCGAGGATCGCCCGAATGTCGTCGATTAGTTTTTTCTTTCGTCTTCCTGATTCTCCTGATTCATGATGACTGGCGGCGCGTCAAATATTCTGTGCGCCAAAACCTCGATCAAATCGATGGCAAATTCTTTGATTTTATCTTTCCAGTCAGCGATATAATCAGGATCGGCTGGATCGGATGAAAAATCTTTAAGAGAACCGTCTTTTTGCGAGAGATGGAAACTGCCTTTTTTAAACCCTTCGAGGATTAGAAGGCCATATTCCCGGCGCGCTTCGATTGCCCGATTGACGAGGGCGCCTTTTTCATCCATGCCCCATTTTCCCGATTCATAGGCGACTCGCTCGGAGGTTGTTGGCATTCGATAGTAGAGATCGATCTCTTTTCCAGAGACCGGATCGAGAACGCTAAAGACATTGCGGATATTGGGTCCAAGAATTCTTCCCATTGCTCCTCCTTCATGTAATTCAGGGCTTAAGCCCTGACCTACTTTTATAAATTCGCTTCCGCGTTTAATAGCTCGATCCAGATGGCGCTTGCATCGGGATCATTGTCGTAATAGGCTTCGAATTCCAGATCAACCATGATGCCTTTATCTCCGGCGATGACTGGAGCTTGCGGCCTGAAAACTATCTCATCAAAGTTATAGGTGAGTTTCTCGTTTCCTGCGGTTCCGGCCCCCGTGCCCTTGGTCAGGATGATTTGAAGCGATGTCTCGGTATGGCCCACGGCAAGATTATAGAGCGTCATGTCTTCGAAGAGAGCGGTCAATTTCCCGGAGACTTTTACTTTGCCTGCAGGGATCGAATGCCTTTCGCCTGCCCCTCCGATCACATAGATCGATCCATCGAGATTATTGACGATATCGAAGGTCGCTTCAGTGGCAACCCCGAGCGCAACGCCTCCTTGCTTAATCGCAGCTTCAAATCCATCGAATGGATTATGGCCGAAATCCGTGGGCGCTCCATCATGAGGCAATACGGCCGCGGTTTCTTTTGCTCCCATAATATTGAAACTTCCCTCGAGAGGCCCTTCGGCCTTGATCGTTGCCTTATGCGAATTAATCTTGCAGCCGTTATAACGGATATATTGGGCGATATCGGTGAACTGTTTCTCGAACTGTAGGCCCGTGGGAAGAGAGCCGATTTTGAAGGTATGCGTATAAGGGCCTGCGCCGGCCCGGGCATAGCTTCCAAGAAGATGCTTGAAAAGTCTTCCTATCCAGGGATTGAGCTCTGTGGAGACATCGCCCGCCACTTCCTGATTTCCTCTGGCGGGCTTATTGGGATTTCTTGACGACCGGATCACATTGGATTGAGTAAAGTTTCGGCTCAGCCTGAAGCTCTCGGTGAGGAATGGAAGATACATGCCGTCTTTGATGGCGCGGATATCGTCAATATTTAAAACGAAGACTCCCTTGTCTACGGCCTGTTTTAGAGCAATAGAAATAAGAGAGAGATCAGTCGCCGGATTAGCCAAGGTCATTTTAATTGGCGTCCAAACATTGGGCGTCGGCACGGCCGGAAGATTTAATGTCTCAAGAGGCGATGCGCAGAGCGCCGTATTATCAAGCAGAAGCTGAAGATCGTTGGCGGCGAGAGCAATGGACGATTTTATCCAGGCGACAATATGGGTATAATTGGCGAGGCTCGCAACGGAGATCACTTCCGAGGCGAGGATCTCCACGCCTGCGGCGGCGGCCATTGTCAATTTGCATGATCCAGCTCCGACTTTAAAATCCACGTTATCGAGCGCGGCTGTCACATTGACGCTAACATATTCATTCCATACGTCCTCGCAATCTTCAACGACAACTTCCGGAACGCTCTTAAACGCGACCTCTTCGGCGATTACCAATCTTGCTTCTGATCCTTGTGCTTGCATCGTCGCACCTCCTTTTTTTCGAATAACACGAATAAAAGGCGCGAATTAAACGAATAAAGCATTCGTGATATTCGCGATTCTCATTCGCCACATTCGTGTTTTTTAGATTCGTTCATAAACGGTTAAGTTTAGCTCCGCATAATGACAGAGCGCTCCTCCGAAAAGCCTGAATTCTATAATCGGCGCCTGAATGCGGCCATGCCGCTCGCATGCGCCATTGAGATTTCGATTATCGCGAAAGGCCGTCCGGATGCTTTCTATCAAAGCATTGAAAGTTTTTTCCGTGGCATTCGCATCGCTGACGCCCATATAGCCCCTGATAACAAAGAGATGATCATCCTCGTGAGCCTGGGATCCTATTTTGATGACGGCCTGTTTCTCGCCAACGGATCTTCTCGATATTTCCCAGCCCCGGATCTGATCGACGGCGCCGATCGTGGTCTTAAAGAGATTGATGAATGCGGTCCAGTCCGCCGCCCAGCGCTCATAATCGTAGACCTTGCCGATATCCGCGACGGCGCCGAGGATATTATAAATCGCTGTGCGGATGGTTGCTTCAGGCATGATTTTTTCCGTCCTTCGTCATTCGTTTAATTTCCTTGTAATATTAAATCCTGCGTCATCGAAGATCTTTTTTAGTTTTGACCAGCCTTGTTTAAGAGCATTCTCAAACATTGCGGCGCCGGGGAATCCCTTTTTGCCAATTTTTCTGCGGATAACAAATTCGAGTCTCTTGGCTGTCTCTTCCGGGACTCCCATTTTTACTTCAATCCATCTAAAAAGCGCGCCTTGCGGAGGCCAAGTCTTTCCGGCTCGGCGGCCTTTTTCGATTACATCGCCGTAAATGGATTGATGACCGACAATCCCTTTTATGGCTGACATACCTTTGCCCATCACTTCGCCGTGAATCGTTGAAATTAATCCTCCCGATGTTCCGAAAACTCCCATAGGAGTCCTCATTTTCACTTCGCCTTCAAGGAACATCACGGCTTCATACATCGCATCTTCCAGCGCCTTCTGAGCAATCTCAGGCGCCTTACCCTCGAAGATCTTGCCTTTGGTTGAGATAGAAACTTTTAGCTCCATGTTTCGTGTTCCGTGTTTCGCGCTGCGGTTTTTAAACCCGAACTCGCAATTCGTTAACTTATAATGCGCTTTAACGCCATTTCTTTGGATGCGTCAGTCTATCTCCTCCCCAGGGATAATCGACATCGAGATCTTTCACGGCGCTCGCAGGAGGAACTTCGCCTTCTTTGATGCCGATATGATTCAAATAAGTCTGTTTCTGGATCTTCGCCCTCGATGAAAATTCCTGGCTCTTGCTCTTATGATCCACCGAATCGGCGGTAATCGTGGAATCCGAGGCCTCGGCATAGGCCGAAGCAAGAGCTCCCGAGCAGAGGCTTGCAGCGAGATTACAGACGGCATCCTGATCCGATTCGGGGATTGTATTTTGAGTTTCTGAAAGGATATGAAGGGCTGTATAGATGACCCGAATTTTCTCGGTGGCAAGAGGCGTGTCGAAGAGAAAGCGGATATACTGACCTGCCTCTTTCTCATAAATGATCCAATCATCCTCTTCGATATATTCCGGTTCTCTCTCGTCCGCGGGATACTCAATCGATATAATAATAGAAAAACCTTTGACCCAGGATGTAAGATTGGTTGCAATCGAATAATCATAAGTTCCGTCGCCGGTAATATCTTTGACTACCTCGCGGGGCCGGTGCTTGGAGTAGACCATCCGCAATGCCTCTTGGATGAAATTATCCCGCTCAGTCGTCAAAAGTTTTGCGGCGTCATCCTGGACGATCTCAGAGACTTTCGATTTGAATTGCGCGTAAGTATAAGCCATTTATTAAACCAAGAGCTACATTAATAAATTATGAACCCTTTTGGCGAACCTGGATTAAAAGGTCTTCTTCTTGATATAACATCACATAAGTTGCCTTGGTCAGAGTCACGCGGATACGAGCATAATAATCCAGTCCATCCGTTCCGTCCTTGACCGTAAAAATTACATCCGTCCCGGAATAAGAACCCGTCCCTTCGAGCATCTCGATCGTTTTTTCCAGGCCTGCCGTGTCAAAAATTTTGACCTCCACGCCAGCGATGGCATAACCGGAAACCCCGAGTTTATTGATCCGATCGCTCCAATCGATCTTGAGCGTCTCTATCTCCGAGGGTTGTTTTACATAAGAGGCATTGATCATTGTTTCGCCTTAAAATCCATTTTTTTTAGCGCCTTGAAAATTATCTCATTGAAGGCGATGAATATGCGAGCGCTACCCGCCAGCGCCTTGAAAAGTCTGATCGGATATTGAAGATTTGAGAGCGCATAATCCTGCCAGTAATCTTCATGCCAATATGCTGATGGCCAATAAGTGGATTGCCAATATCCAGGCTTTAGAAGAGCCATTAGGTTCCGTCCCTTGTGATCGCTGTTCTGTTGCCATTGGCATCAACCGTGGCCGTAATCCTGGCCTTTAAATCTGCCACATCCCGAAATGTCAATGTGGCTGTTCCGCCACCGGTTGATTTTCCAGCCATGCCTGAAAGCAAGATTCGAATCGCCTGTCTCACCGTTATGGTTCCCTCTACGACTTCATCGAGAATTTCATCCACGGCATCAGCGGCAAGGCCAGCGGCATTCACGACAACCCCATCTGTTCCGGTATCGGCGAGAATGGCCCCGGAATCTGATTTTACTGCCGCAATGTCAGCGCTTACCGAAACTCCGGCAGGGGCGCCAAGACGGGCAAAAGCATCACCAGTTTGCTTGGTATTGCCTGTATAAGTATCTATCGTGCCCACCACCCAATCAGCCAATTTTTTGCCAATGCTTCCAGCCGTGATCATTCCAGAAGTCAAAGCATTCCAGATAGCTTGAATACCCGCTGCTGAGAGAGCAAAATCTGCTTTATCTGTCAATGCTCTGGTCGCAACTGCCCATATATCGGCGGCGGCATGAGATGAACGAGTAGTTATCGCCGCATCGAGATTTGTCTTGACTTTGAGGCCAATCGAGCTTGCGGTTAAGATAGCTGTCTCAAGAACGTCCCAGATTGAAAGAGCGAGAGAAGTCGAGAAGGCCGTCAGAGTGCGTGTAGAATAACCCCAAATATCAACAATTAAAGTGCCAAATGTGGTCAGCGATCTTATGGCAGAACTCCATGTTTGGTCGCTAAATGCCTGAGCAAACGCCGTTAGAGTTCTTGCCGCCGATAACCATACCTTATCCGCTCCCGCCTGAGTGATTCCCACGTCTGCTGTCACTGAACCAACCGCACCTGTTACACTTGCCACCGCTCCGCCAGCATAAGTAGAGCGTGAGGAAACTGCTGCATCAAGGTTATTAAGTCCTAAACTGGTAGCATTATGAGGATCAAAACTAACCAATTGAATTTCATAATCAGCGTCAAGAAGACTCGCAGCTCCTGTAACGGAGATAACTAATTTTCTGGCACTTGCAACTGCAAATCG